CCATTGTGCTAAAATTCATCTATCTTAATAACCTGTTCCTGCATATCCTCTACACAAATTATCCACAAATTCTTTTGGTAAAAATGGATTGTCAAATATCGTGTAATGTTGAACATAAACATCCAAATTGTCTTGTTCAATCCTATCCAAAAAATCTTTTTTTAACCAATGATTTTGATTTTCGGGATTTAATGCTCCATCAAAACACGAATAAGGTTTATCAAGTGAAGCTTGTATCATTACAAAAACTTCCTGGTTCCATTTTGCCACCTCATCACCATAAGCATATTTGATTGAAGTTCCTTGGATCTTACTAACTTGATTAACCTTTTCACATCCCAAACAATAACATTCTTCACCAAATAATTTAACAGTATTGTCTGAACTTATTGTTCCAACCAATAATTTTCCATATATTTGTCTTAAAGGTTGCAAAACATTTCTTTCAATTGTTCCTTTTGATACACCAAAAATACAATACAACCCATCTAATCCTTTACGTTCCATTATTCTATTTGGTATAACATATAAATTATCTAAATAAGTCTTACCACAACGTCTGGCACCTATTTTGAAATTATATCGGTGATTAGCATTTCTTATAAATTCTTTTTGCTTTTCACTTAATATCATTGTCTTTTGCCTCGTCTTTTAACTTAATTAATAATTCATCAACCTTCGTAAGTTCGATTTGCATTTTATCTTGTTCCGCTTGTTTACTTTCACCAAGTGTTTCAACAATAACTTTATAATTTTGTGCGTTGCCTTCAATTGCACCTTTGATTAATCCTAATGTAGCAAGTTCTTGATAAGTCTTTCCATCTTCACCTTTTTTACTCAAAAGTAATTCTAATTGTCTTTTCATAGTGCCTATTTGCCTTCTAACTTCCGCCGATTTCAACGCACCTCGTCTATTCTCTTCTTTAGTTAATTTGTGTGAACCAGGAATTAAATTACTTTTACAAGACATATCATCATCTCCTTACTTTATTTAAACTCTTTGTGCCTGTGGTGTACCATCTTTATTGCAAATTACTATCCAACAATTACCATATCTACCCCAAATTCTATTAGCTTGATCTGTATAAATTCTTGTAATAGTAACAACTATTCCAACTCGTATCATAGCTATGTCATTTGGTCTTGTACTTGTTAATACCTTTTTTGTTGCTGGTGTGCAATCTTTTACCCTTACTCTATTACCTTCGATTAGACTACAACTTGTTCTTATTGTTTTAGCTACTAACAATTTATAATCACCAATTGTCCAATCGGTTGGAATTGGTGTGTCACCATGTCTTTTAAGATGATATTTTTCTAATGTTGGTGGATATACTTTTTGACCTTCATAATATTCTAAATAGTCAATTGGATTTACCCAATTATCAACAGAATAATTAATAACACTACCTTTATAAATTCCTAAATGTAAATGATAGCCATATGCTGCCATTCCTGTATTACCCATGTTAGCAATTTGTTGCCCCATCTTTACTTTATCACCAATTTTAACTTTAATGCTTCCTTTTTGTAAATGAGCATATTCTGAACAAAATCCATTGTCGTGACGTATATGTAATACATAACCGCCTGTATTTTGAAATTTAGAATAAATAACAGTACCATCCGCAACCGAATAAACAGGAGCGTGTGGACCTGTATCATCACACCAACCCAAATCAATTCCTCTGTGACTATCGGTAAATGGATTACTTATAAAGATCCAATTTAAAGCATATCTCATTCATTTTCACCACCCTCAAAATGCACTTGTGTTCCATCTTGTGTTCCTTCTGTTCCAATGGACCACATTTCATCATCAACGCCATATAAAACACATGATGTTGTTTCGGTTTCTGGCATACCAATTGCAATAGATTTTAAAATACTAACTATTGCCGACATTGTGCAAACACTTAAAATTGATTTCCAATTCACATCAAACAATCCAATTTGTTCTGTTCCTATCATTCCAACAGCTGTTTGACAAAATGTGTGTAATGCACGAACCAAAATTCTTAAAATTTTCTCCTTCATAGTTTTATCACCTTGCATACATTATAACCTAAAAATAAAAAAATAGCAAAAGACTACGATAAGAGTTTTATAATCGTATCTCCTACCTTATCTTTTGCTACTATCATAAATTCACAATTATGATGTTTTTTAAATGTTGCCATTACTTTTAAAAGTGTTTCACCTTTTATTTTCGTATGTGAATTTGACCAATTTTTAATATCCTCTAATGAATTAATTTTACTATCACCGATTAAAAATATAAATCTTTTACATCCTAATTCTTGCCCACGTTCTATTTCTCGAATAAGTCTTTCGTGTTCTAATGTGTGACACAAATTTCCTGCCATTTCTAATAGATCTTTTTTCGTATCAATTAAAATTGAATAATCAAAAACAAGCTTGTTACCTTCAATTCTTAATGCCATATAATCGGCACTTGCAAGTTTTGTTTGAATGTGCAAAATTTTATTTTTATCAAAAGCTTTAATAATATGTTTTTCTTTTTGCTGTCTTGTATCTGTAAGAATTAAAAAATTATTCATTCTTATCACCAGGAATATTATACCATGCACAAACATATTCACAATGAATTTTATGTTCTTTTGGTGTGATCCTTAATTCCAATGGATATACTTTAAAATATTTTAAAAACTTTTTTAAAAGAATATAATCTTCAACATACATTGACGCATTAATAGTTAAAATATCCTCTTGAAAATCATATTCATAATCTTTTTCAAGTTTAAAATCTTTCATGATTTTATGAATTCTTCTTCTTTTATTTTCTATGGAATTTCCTTTTAAAGCTTTCATCTCTTTTAATAACAAACCCTTCAATAATGTGACACGAATTTAATCCTGCACCAAAATTTTCAATTTGATAATTAATAATTCTACGATAAATTTCAGTACATTCAGCACGTGTCAAATCATATTTTTTACGTAAATCAACCCTCATTCTTTGAGCATTTCGAAAAGAATGTTCCTTTTCTAACTCAAAAACCACCCCAATTTTAAACTTATCCATAATTTTCCTCCAAAGTTTATTTTTGAGTAATAATAATTTTACCTTTTTCTGCTTTTAATTCACAATTTTTTTCAGGATCTAATCCTGCTTCTTGAACTAAAACTTTAGCAACAGGAATTGTAAAAGTGCAAATTTTAGCTTCACCTTTTGCATTGTAATAAAGATTTTTAACTAATTTTGGCATATCTTCACCTCCTCAATAATTTATCTAACACTAAATCGACATTTAACATATTTTTGTTGAGTAATTTTGTTCTTGATTTTGTATTTGCTCCATTCGTGCATTAAGTAAGATAACACCACCAATAATCAACGAATAGAATAATATAATTCCAATGAAATCAATAATTTTTTGTTTTAATTTCATGTTTTAACCTCTTTCCATAATACAAGTATATCATAATAAAATGTTTATATCAATACATTTTAAATAAGTTTACATTAAAAAAGATTAGAAAAATCTAATCTTTAATAATTGTTATTCTCTACCTTTTGAATAAGATTTAATAAGTCAATACATAGCTTGTATAATTCAACTTTCGTGATCTTTGCATAATGATTTTTGTTTTCCTTTTTGCTTTTAAATTTTTCTTCAATTAACATTTTAGTTAATAATTCAATTGCTTCGTCGTTCATAATAACCTTTGTAAAATTTATTCAAAATCAAAAATGCTTGATTGTCTAAATTTATCACCTGTTTTTTTATCATAAAAGACACCATTCATTTCTTGCTTAATCGAGCAATTATCACCCATAAAATCACTAAATTTACCACAATAGCTATCAACATAATCTTTAAATGATTGTGTATTTTTTATTCTTATATCACCATTCACACAATTAGCACAATTGCATTTCGGCAACCAAATAGTTTCGTCCTCTTTGATCGGTTTACCTTGACTTTCAGTACTAAAATACGTCAAATTATATTTTAAATAATTATCAAAATTTTCATTAATTGTATCGACACCGCAGCAACATCTTGATTGACTTAAAAAATGCAAATCATTATCACCTACACCAACTTTAGTGTCTGGTAAATGTTTTTTTATTTCGTTTATATTTTTTATTTTTGTCATTTTATCTAATTCAAGATTTCTCATTATTGATGTTCTTTTATATTTATGTATTTCGTCTTTAAATAATTCTTTCATGACAGGATTATCGGTATTAATTTTAAGATGTTCAATCGTCACATAACTAGCAATGCCATTTATTACATCACATAATTTTACTGCTTGTTCTAAATTAATCATTGGTTGAATTCTTATACTGCACCAAAAACCTTTGTTTCTTAATTGTTTTAAAAATTCAATTCTTTCTTTTGGCGTTGGTGTATTATCTTCGTATTTTCTAATAAATTCTTCATCATAACCAAATAAACTAATTTGAAATGCGTGTAATTTTGGATTTAATATATCCCAATATTTTTGTGGCAATTTACTTGTTTTAGTTGAAAAAATTAATGGATAATTATATTTATTACTTAATTGAATTAATTTATAATTTAACTCCATTCTAAATTCAATTGGTTGGAATGGATCACTTAAACCGCCTACGTGTATTGGTGTTTTATGTCGTAATAATTCGACAATTATATCTTTTGTTTCTTCATCACTTTCAAAAGCTTTTTCAAAATATTTTTGGATAATATCAAATTTAGCATATTTATAATCAAAATCTTCTTGACCGCCAATATGTCTTGCAAAGCAATACTTACAACCAAAACTGCAAAATTTATAAAAATCTAATCTAAATGGATTACCACAAAATCTAAACTGACTTGTTAAACCTAACGGAGAACCATAACCATCATTTAACTCCATATTAACACGCCTTTCCAATTAATTCACAAATAAAAGTTATTAAAAACAACCCAAAACAAATCATTGTGTATATAAAGCATAATTTCACAGCGTTGCTTTTATGTTTTTTATAAAAAATAAATTCCAAGAAAAGAAAAAACAACTCAAAAACGAAAAATATAATTCTTAAACTATATAGTGCTGTCATTTTTTTCAATCTCCTCTAATTTTTCTTTAAGTTCCTTTAGTTCTTTTTTATATTTATCATTCAATTTAAAATCTTCATTGTTCCATCTATCTTTCATTTCATGATAAAAAATATCTTCTTCTAATTCATCAATCTTTTTTAAAATTTCTTCTTTAGTCATATTCTTCACTTCTTTCTTTAAATATTTGTTTTGTTTTATCATATTTAAGTTTTATAACGCCACATAAACCATCTCTATTTTTAGCAATTTCCAATTCCATTTCGGTATTATTTTCTGGTTCATCT